GGCGCGCTGGATCCGCATGGCGCCGACGTATCAGCCCCAGCTCATCAACTCGAAGGGTCGGCTCGATAAGTTCCTCTCGTGCGACCCGCTCATCGGGGGGCAGTTCCGCAAGAAAGAGGGCGGCCGGGTAGAGGTCGGCCACGCGACGGTGCAGTTTCTCTCCGCGCAGCGCCACTCGAACGTGGTGGGTGCGACCGCCTCGATCGGGCTGTCGCTCGACGAGGCCCACAAGATCGACGCCGGGAAGTTCGAGTCCGACCTCGCGCCGTTCACAGCGTCGACCAACGCCCCCGTGGTGATGTGGGGTGTCGCCGCCGATAAGCAGGATCTGCTCCATGAGTACGTCGAGCTGAACCGCGGCACTGACCGGCTCCTGGAGTTTCCCGCGGACATCTGGTGCGAGCTCTCCCCGGTCTACGCCGCCCACTACGCGAAGCGCATCGCGAAGCTCGGGAAGGATCACCCGTGGATCCGGACGCAGTACGACCTGGTCGACATCGAGGCCCTCGGCGCGTACCTGAACGACTCCCAGCGCCGCGCGCTCTTCGCTGGTGAGCACCCCCGCCTGGCGAACCCGCGGCCCGGCATGGCCTACGGGATCGTCATCGACGTCGGGGGAGAGAGCGAGAAGGATCTCCCAGACGAAGAGCTGCGAGCCGAGGAGCCCGGGCGCGACTACCTCATGGCGTGGGTCTTCGAGTGGGATCCGGCGGCCTCGGCCGAGCCCTATCCCGACGTCCGCATCGTCGAGGGGCATTGGTGGACCGGGCGCGAGCACATGGCCGTGGCACCGGATCTCGTCGCGACGTGCCGCCACTGGAACGTGCGCGGCGGCTGCATCGACGCGCGGGGGGTGGGAGAAGCCGTCGCCGGCGCCGTGCACCGCGCGTTCCCGTGTGTGGAGGCCTACAAGGCGACGCGCGAGTCGGTGTCGCAGGACTGCTTCGACCTGCTGGCGCGCGTCAACACCGGCAAGGTGCGCGCCTGGCGTGGCGACCCAGCGCGAGACGACGAGCTGCGCGAGCTCCAGGCCCAGGCCCGCCACACGCGGTATCAGATCGCCGGGCACCAGCTCATGAAGCTCGTCAAGCCGTCAGGGGCGGGAAGCACCGGAGCGCACATCGACGGGATCAAGGCCCTGACGTACATGCACCGGGCGCTGGCCCCGCGCGAGGGGTCAGGGGTCGCGGACTACTACGCGCAGCAGGCAAGAGCGCAGAGGGGGGCGGCGTGAAGGCTCAGGCGAGCAAGCGGAGGCGCCGGCTGGGTCACCCGCTGGGGTCACACCTACGGCCCGGGGACAAGAAGGCCGCGGCTCGCATCGCGCAGCGGAAGCGTGCGCGACTTCAGGCGATCGAGGACCGTCTCGATCTGGCGGCCGCGAAGAAGGCGCTCAAGGAGCCCGGTCGTAGGATTCCATGGGCTGAGGTGAAGGGGGACCTGAACCTGTAGAGCGCCTCCCGCGCAACGCCCGCGTCACCACCGTCCCCGACCCCCTGGCCGTGCTGTTCGGCCCCGACGGCCGCCCCGTGAGCATGGCCGACTTCCGGTCCCCAGAGGGCGCGCGCCCCTTCGGCCCCGGCACGCCCTACACCCCCACCGAGGCGACAGGTTCCGCACCGCGCACGCTCCAGCCCCCCGTCTCGCAGAACCTCCGCACGCGCCCGCGCGACTGGTCGGGCGCCAACCTCACGAGCTTCCAGAAGCTGCGCGCGCTCGCCGACGTGGACCTCGTGCGGATCGTCATCCAGGACGTCAAGGGCCAGATCCTCGGCATGGAGCGCGCCGTCGCCCTGAAGGAAGGCGTCAAGGAAACGCCCGACACGGCCAAGCAGATCGAGCGCGTGAAAGCCTGGGTCGACCACCCCGACCCGGGCGCGGGGCTGTCGTTCCGGCGCTGGCTCTCCAAAGTCCTCGAGGAGGTCCTCGTCACCGACGCGCTCTCGCTGTACCCGCTGCACGACCGCGGGCAGAGGTTCGCCGACCCAACGGGCCGGCCGTACGGGCTGCGCCAGATCGACGGGGCGACGATCATCCCGCTCGTCGACGCGCTGGGGCAGCCGCCCGTCGCCCCCGACCCCGCCTTCGAGCAGGTCATCCAGGGGAGGGTAGAGACGACCTTCCGCATGGGGGAGCTGTGGTATCTGCCGCGCTTCCCGCGGCCGGACTCGCCCTACGGCCGGTCCAACACCGAGTGCGTGCTCATCACCATCAACCTCGCGCTGCGTGCGGATCTCGCGGATCTCTCGTACTACACCGACGGGACGCTCCCCGACGGGCTCTACGCGATCGCCGCGGATTGGTCGCCCGACCAGGTACGCACCTACCAGGAAGACTTCGACGCGGTGCTCGAGGGCAACGAGGCCCAGCGCCGGCGGATCCGCTTCGTCCCCACGGGCACCTTCAGCGAGACCAAGAAGCGCGCGTGGGATTACCAGTTCCGCGAGTGGATGGCGCGCGTGGTGGCGTGGGCCTTCCAGGTCTCGCCGATGCCGATCGCCAAGCAGATGAACCGGGCGACCGGCGAGACGATGGAGCAGTCGACGATCGAGTCAGGGGTGCGCCCCCTGGCGGAGTTCATCGAGGAGCCCATCAACCAGTTCATCGCCGGGCCCCTCGCGTGCCCCGACGTCGAGATGCACTTCGGCTCGGACGAAACCGAAGACGGGACGCTCGTCAAAGACCGCAACGTCGCCTACCTGGGCCGCGGGGTCAGGACGATCAACTCCGTGCGCCGGGAGATCGGCGAAGACGTTATCGACTCCGAGATCGGCGACGAGCCGCTGTGGGACACGCCCGCCGGGCCGGTGCTCCTCAAAGACATCATCGCGAGGCGCAAGGCCGAGATGGCCGCCCTCGCGGCCCCGGCCCCGACACCATTACCGCGTGACGAAGGAGGGGGCGCCCCTGAGCGTCCCCAGGCGCCGGCAGGAGGGACGGCCACAGCCTCGGGCGATAAAGCCGACGCCGATCTCCTCCGCTGGCGCACCTTCGCCATGCGCAAAGCCGCAGAGGGGAAAACCCTGCGGAAGTTCGAGAGTGCGGTGATCCCGGCGTGGGTCCACCGCAGGATCGACCTGCAGCTGCGCCGGGCGCACCGCCCTGACCTCGGGGTCATCGCATCGAGCGAGCTCGTCCGCGCGGCGTTCCTCGGGAAACTCGCCACCGAGGATCTCCCCGCGGCCGCGAAGAAATCCGCCGCCGACATCGAGGCGATCCTCATGGGCTGGTTCGACGCCCACCGGGACGACATCATCGCCGCGGCCCTCGAGGAGCTCCCGACCGAGAAGGCCGCGGGCGCCTCCCTCGCCAAGAAGCTCTCCGATCTGGATCTCGACATGGGGGACCTCGTCGAGGACCTCACCCGCGCGATCGCCGGGGCCGTGAAGGCGGGGACATCGGACACCGTCGAGATCGTCGGGTTCGACTTCGACCTGGACACCGCCCCGGAGGCCGCCCTCGAGTACGCCCAGAACCGCGCCGCCGAGCTCGTCGGCAAGAAGCTCATCGGGGGACAGCTCATCGACTCCCCGACGGTGGGCGTCTCCATCACCGAGACCCTGCGCGACTCGATCCGCGGGAAAGTCACCGCGGCGATCGCGGAAGGCTGGTCCCCGCAGAAGCTGACCGCGGAGCTCACCGATGCCCTCGGGAAGTCTCGCGCCGAGCGTGTCGCGCGCACCGAGACGGCGATCGCCTACAACGAGGGCGCCTACCAGGTCTACGCCGAGGGCGGCCAGGAGTACGTCGAGATCCTCGACGGCGACGGCTGCATCCCGGACGGTCATGACGACCTGGCGAAGAAGGCGGACGGAACCGTCGGGATCATCCAGTTCGACCGGCTCGCCAACGGCCAGATCTGGACGCTCGCGCAGTTCCACGCGCATCTGATCGGGCACCCGAATTGTGTTCGGGCCGCCATCCCCTACGAGGCAACGACGTCCCAGGAGGCAGCCGCATGAGCGCGCGCGTCTACGAACTCAAGACCGCCGGGCTCGTCACCGGTGGCGGACCCGCCGGAGAAGTCCCTGTTCCGGTCCACTCGATGGCGGTGGTGACGGTGGACGTCACAGCGGTCGCCGGCGCGTCTCCCGCGTGCGACTTCTGGCTCCAGGGTTACGACCGCTTCGCCAAGCAGTGGTACGACGTCCCGTTCGACCAGTCACTCACGAGCAACGCGGCCGCGGCGGATCTCGCGGCCGGGACGAACCGGCGCAACATCAACGGGACGACCGCGGCGACGGGCGTCTCGAAACACGCGGCTATCTACAAGCACATCCCCTTCGAGAAGGTCCGGCTCCAGTGGGCCTTCACCGGCACGACGACGTCGTTCACGTTCTCGGCCGCCATCTCGGGCAAGTAGGGGGCCACCTGTAGGCGCATCGGCAGACGGACGGCGCATCGAGCTTCTCGGCCTCGCCGCTCGCACGGCGAGCGGCGAGTCGGGAGGGATCCAGATCCCGCGCCTCACGATGGCCCAGGTCTGTCTCGGCATCACGGCGAGGTCTGGATCGTTCGGCGCCGGCGAGGGGCTTGCGCTGTGGCTGCAGGGTTCTGACGACGGGGGCGAAACCTGGTACGACCTGCCCTACGACCAGCAGGGCAAGGGCGGTGCCGGTGGCGCGGAAGTCGACGCGAACCTCAACCGCCGGAACGTGACGGGGACGACCGTGCACCAGGCGACGGGCGCGCATCAGTTCGCGGCGTTCTACAAGCACCTCGTCGCGCAGTGGGTTCAGGCGGCGTGGAGCATCACGGGCACGACCCCGTCGTTCACCTTCGGGCTGGCCCTGGTGGGGAAATGAATGTCGATCATCACCATCCCATCGACGGAAGACTCCTACGGCCTGGTGGGCATGGGGCTCAAGAACCCCACGCTCTTTCCAGGCCCGACGAACTGGTTCGACGTGGGGCGGTTCCGCCAGGGATCGGTCACGGTCTGGATGCCCTCGGCTACGGGCTCGGGGATCAACTGCACGATCTGGGCGCAGACCACCGACGACGACCCGGACCACCAGCACGACGACACGCTGTGGACGGCCTACGACCTGTATCACGACCTGGACATGAAGATCGGCGAGAACGACACGCGCCGGCAGAAAAAGAACATCGTCAACGGCGCCTCGGTGGGTTCAACACCCGGCGCGTGGGTCGCGGTCTACAAGCACCTCGCTGCCCGCTATCTGCGCCTCGCCGTGACCTACTCGGGCACCTTCGGCGGCTCGGACGGCTTCCGGTGGGGCGCGCGGTTCGTCGGCAAATGACTCATTCGAGGCGGGGCCACGTCCCGCGGGAGGTTGACCTGTAAACACCCAGAAGCTTAGGATGTTCGTTCCCCTCACGAAGTACGACGCCGAGCGCAACATCGCCACCGGCGTCATCGCCGCCGAGGAACTCGACAAATCCGGCGAGATCCTCGACTTCGAGAAGTCCCTCCCACACTTCCAGGCATGGTCCGACGAGTTCAAGAAGGCCACCGACGGGAAGAACGTCGGGAACCTGCGCGTCATGCACACCGCGAAGGTGGCGGGACGCGGGATCGAGTTCGTCCCCGTCGCCGACAAGAAGCGCTTCGAGATGGCCTTCCACGTCGTAGACCGCGACGAGCAGGAGAAGTGCGCCACCGGCTGCTACACGGGCTTCTCGATCGGCGGTGCCTACGTGAAGCGCTGGGACGACCCGGCGATCAAGTTCGGAGAAGCGGCGGCGAAGCGGTACGAGGCGCGTCCCGCCGAGGTCTCGCTCGTCGACAACCCCTGCATTCCGTCGGCGCAGTTCGAGTACCTGCGCGCCGCCGGTGTTGAGCCGGAGCTGCGCAAGTTCAAGGCCGAGGGGCGCCTCGCGAAGGTGAAGGCTCTCGACGAGTCGCTCAAGAAGCTCGCCGAGCTGATGAAGGGCGACGTCCCGGCGGAGGCGGCCGCTCCAGCCCGCGCGGCCATAGAGGGGATCGAAGAGGTCAAGGCCAAGCTCCAGGAGGTCCTCTCGAACTTCGCGCTGCTGCCTCCAGACCGCACGACCTGGGACATGCACGAGCTGGTGGACGCGCTCTCGCAGATCAACTGGGCGGCGTACACGGCGCGCGACGTGCTGGCCAGCGCGAGCATCGCGGCACCGGAATCCATTGCGGCCGCGGTGGACCCGGCGAAGGGAGCGGCGCCCCTGAAGAAAGAGGGGGAGGGGGAGACCCCGGCGCCAGTGGACCCGGCGCCCGCCGACCCCAAGCCCGCAGACCCAGCCCCGGCAGTCGACGACCCGCAGGCACCGGCAACCCCGGCCGCACCCGCGGACAGCGGCGCGGCGGAGACTGGCAAGGCCGTCCTCAACGCACTCAACAGCCAGGCCACCCTCACGAAGGCGCTCACCGACCAGGTCGCAGCCTTGAAAGACGGCGTCGCAGAGACGGTCCGCAAGACCGTGGACGATGCCGTGCAGAAGGCGAAGGCCGAGGCCGACAGCGCGGTGAAGGCCCTGGAGTCTCGCCTGACGGCCGTCGAAGCCACGCCCGCGGCCATCGGGACACCCGTCCGGCGTGTGGAAAAGACCCTCGGCACGGAACCCGGGGAGCCCCATCCCCCGACGTCCTCCGATGCGCTGAAGGTCGCGCAGGACGTACTCATGAAGCTCAAGCCGAATCTCTCCGAGGCCGCGTATCGCGAGGTGACGCTGCAAATGGCCGCCTCCGCGATGCCGCGCTAGGGGACACGACCGGCTCTAACCGACAAGGAGAACAGGCTCTGTAGGAACCCTCGACGCTATCACCAACGAGACGCTCGCCAAAGCGCGCGACGCGTTCAAGAAGGCGGACCTCGAGAAAGCCACGGTCCAGGTCTCGACGAACCTCACAGGGGTCAACGTCGAAGCCCCGGCCGGGCTGCTCGTCCCGCTGCTCTCACCGTTCAGGCAGTCGATCTCCCGCAAGACGATCAAGGGCAACTCGAACAACTTCAAGGTCATCACGGCCGTCACACCGACCGCGAAGTTCTTCGCGCCGGAAGGCACGAAGGCCCAGAAGTTCGCGCTCACCCTCGCCGACAAGCTCGTCGCGTACCGGTCCTACGGACGCGGCGGGGACATCACGTGGGAAGCCGAGATCGCCGGGGAGAACTACGAAGACGCGAAGGCCAGGACCGAGTCGCTGCTGATGCTCCAGGTTCTCCAGGAAGAGGAGCTGGTCATCCTCGGCGGCAACATCACGGCCTTGGCGGCGCCGTCCTCGGTGGTCGCCACGGCGGCGGCCGCGGGTGGGGCGCTGGCGGACGCGACCTACCGCTTCCGCATCTTCGCCCTGACGCTGGAAGCCTCCCGCAGGGCATCGCGGGTCGCGCGTCCGGCGGCGGGCAACAAGTACGCCGGGCTCGTGTCCCCCGTCCCCACCATCGACACGTCGGTCGGGTTCTCGGTCGCATCATCCGAGGCCTCGGCGACGGTGGCGGCCGGCGGTGGAAACGGCCAGGTCACGTTGACCTGGGCGGCGGTGCCCGGAGCGGTGGCCTACGCGGTCTACGCCTCGACGACCACGGGAGCCGGCAACCAGAAGCTCCAGTTCGTCGTGCCGCAGACCGAAGCGGTCATGATCAGCATCAACACCACGGCGGCAGCGGATCCGGTGGGTGGCGACACCTCGGCGGACACCAACGCCTTCGACGGGATCGTCGCGCAGCTCTTCGCGGCGGGATCGGGAGCGACCCTCACGAGGGTCAACAACCCGCTCTCCTCCGCGGTGGGCAACCAGATCCCGGAGATCAAGAACTTCCTGGCAGACCTCTACGACCGGACCAAGGTCGTCCCGGACCGGCTGCTGATGGGGTGGCAGGAGAAAAACGCGATCGACGAGAAGCTCGCGTCGGTGGCGAACGACCGCGTCGCGATCGTCTACACGGCCGGCGAGAACGGGGTGCAGCTCAAGACCATGCAGTTCTACCCGTCGCCCACCGGCAACAAGAAGCAGATCGCGATCGAGGAGAACCCGAACCTCCCGGGCGGGATGATCATCGCCCTCATCGACTCTGTCCCCTACCAGGACTCCAACATCCCGGCGGCGTGGCAGATGCAGATGGGGCGGGATCTCGCGCGGATCGACTACGCCATGACGGCGCCGCTCTCGGAGTTCGAGATCCGGTTCCGCGGGGCGCTGGCCGGCTACGCGCCGGGGTTGCAGGGGATCCTCTACGACATCCACGCCTTCTAGGGTGGGTGAACTGCTGAACTGACGACCCGGGGCGGGGGAGAAGCGGAACCTCCCCCGCCCCGGATAACCGAAGGAGCAACGGCATGACGAAGAAGGCAACAACCCAGCCGGCGGCGGTCAGCGACGACACGGGCCCCGCGCTGTTGAAGCTGCGCGCCCCTGACGGCTGCTGCTCGTGCCCGGGCCCGGACGGCGAACCCATGGCGATCCCGCAGTCGGGGGTTGTCCCCGTGTCGGATCCGGCGCTGGCGGAAATCCTCATCGCGCAGCACGGCTTCGTGGTGGTGGCGTAGCGATGCGCGAGCGTCTCCGGAGGCTCTGGCACAGGGCCGTCGCGGTGGTCGCGTGGTGCCGCCTGCTCAACCGGCTCCACGCCGCCGAGGCGAAGTGCGCCGCGATCTGGCCCTGCTTTGACTGCGGCAACCTCGTCCACATCCACCACGAGGGCGCCGTCATGGAGAAGACAGATGCGGGCTACATCCCGCGTTGCAAGTGGTGCGGGGCGGCATGGATCCAGACGCGGAAGCTGGAAGCCAGGCGCGAACGGAGGATGAAGGTCTCGTGACCCAGACACTCGTCGACATCGGCACGGCGAAGACCTTCGCCTTCCGCGATCTGGACGCGCAGTCCGACGAGATGATCCAGTTCGCCCTGGAGGCCGCCACCGAGGAGATCGAGGGGCGGATCGCCCCACGGCGCATCCTCGCGGCCGACTACGACCAGTGGTACGACGGGGAAAAGGCCGTGGGTCGCTACGGCCACGAGCTGTACCTCGACCAGTGGCCCGTGATCTCGGTGACGAGCGTCTCGGAGAATGGGTCGGCGCTGTCGGCGGGTGTGGGGTACTCGGCC